GCGCAGTCCTTCGCCTCACGGATGCGCGGTGGCTGCACCAGCTCCTTGACGTTTCCTTCTTCGACAGCGCCGCCCAGCGACACCTCGAGGGGCTGTTTAGAAAGAGGCATTAATAGACCCAGAACTCCGCGTCCACGGAGCCGGTTCCACCCGGAGTACCCCACTGAACGCATATGTATTTGCTCTTGTCGTAGCGCTGACCGCTGGGACAGAAGAAGCTCTCTCCCGCGTTTTTCATCGCGACGTTCCAACCTCTGTAGGAGCGACCGAGCTTGTGCGGGACCAGCGTCGGGGTGCCCTCTGGAACCGACCTACGCTGCGTCTGGTATCCGTTGCTGGCCTGGGGAGCACCGTTGCGACTGGCCGGTCCAAGGACGCCCTGTTCGAGGGCGTCCAGACCGTCCTGCGTACTGTTCTGCGTGCGGTCCCCTACAGCTCCCTGCAGCCGGTTGTACCGTGCCATGTCACCACCCCCATCCCCAGCCGCCGTCGCTGTAGCTGGGCCAGTACCAGGGGTAGTTGGGTGCCTGGAAGCTGGTCAGCACCTCCTGCACGGTGTCGGGGAACTCGGCGTCACGGTCGGGAGCCATGGCCACGATGCGCGCAGCAATCTGCGCCTTGCTCGCGAGCAGGTTCGCCGTCTCGGACTCTTCCTTGTCGCGGATCTTGGCGGCCACGTCCACGATCATGTACTCGTCCCAGTGAGCGTATCCAGGGACCGCCTGATCAAGCGGCGTAATGGGATTCTCCTCCTCCGGTTCAAACCACCAGAACTTGGGAGGGAGAGGGGTATACCAGACGGTGGGCTTCGTCCCTTCGAGGTTCGGTGGGGTCGGAGTGAAGTGCAGGGTCTGGAAAGTGAAGCCCGCCTCCGCGACGAGTCCCGGCGTGGTCAGAGCGTCACGACTGCGGCCCTTGGGCGCGTTGTAGCCGTCCACGGCAAGGAAGGGTAGCGTGCCCGGATAGTCCGAGTAGTTCAGTGTGAAGCCGCCTACGCGGTAGCTGATGCGGATGCCCTTCTGCCAGGTGCCATTCCACGCGGCCTGGTGGTTGCGCTTGGTGAAGTTGAACGGTCGGCAGTTCCACGGGACGCCATCGCCGAAGTCGATGTCCACACCCTTGATCATGTAGAAGTCCCTCGGAAGAAGGACGAAGGGCTCTTGAACGGGAGGGTTGACGTTGCCAGCGTCGGGAAACTGCGCAGCCCAGTCACGAATGACCGCACCCTCTGGAATCACCCACGACCGCAAGAAGAACTCTTGGGCTGAGTTCTGAACGATCATGTCGTACAGTCCCTGTCGGTCACGAACTCCGAATCCAGCATGTCACTCCGCTCACGGATGCGCTGGATCAGATCCGCCAGGGAGACTTGGTTGTACATGTCAGATCAGTATCCCATGTTCCCGTGCCGACCGCCCTTCTTGCCTGCGGCTCCTGCGCTTTCACGCACACGAGCGCCAAGGCTTTGGTGGTGACGGTCGGTCAGTCCCTTGTGAGTGCGGTCGCGGTGGTGGACCATACGGCCATGGCTGCGGCGCTCGTCCCCCCGGTGCCACTTGTCGATGAGAGCGCGCTCGGCCATCCCCACGGCCTCGCCCCTGCGGCCCTTGTGCTGGCTCCAGCGGGCCTTCATTCCCCTCTTCATGTCGCTCTTCGCGGCTCCCACCGCCATTGCGCGCCTGCCCTTGCGTCCTACTCCCATTAGCGGCCTCCCTTTTTGAGCTGCGGATACTTCTTGTACACAGCGTTCTTGATCCCTTGAGGATTAGGAGCGTTGTGCGCCAGTTTGAGCGCCGACTTGGCGCGTGCCAGGGTGTTGATCGGGAAGGAGCCCTTCGGGGCTCCTCCCTTGGTCCCATTGCGACGTGCAGACGCCACCTTCTTGGCTGACTCCTTCATGCCCTTGCCGATGCGCACGGCCTTCTTGCGTCGAGCTGCCATCAAAGAATCCTTGGCGGGGGTTCACTGGGTGAGGGTTCCGGCTCTGGCAAAGCAGACGGTGGAAGCTGCGGGCCAAAGCTGAACTCAAGGGTGCCGGTCTGGTCCACGATCAGGTCGATGACCAGCGCGCAGTCGTCGGGCAGCACCGCGTTGTCTTCGATGTTCACGTCGCGAATCTGAACGTCGATGACGCTGCCGTCCCCTGGGATGACAGCCGCCGCTTGCAGACTCGCGAACGCAGCCCCATCGGGAGCCAGGATGCGTGCCGCGACGTAGCGCACCGCAGTGAACCCAGACACGTCAGGCTTCACCGTCCAACGGCCTAGAGCCCCTTCGATAAAGAGCATCGGACCCAGCACGGTGTCCACACCGTCTGCTCGCGTGAGGCGAGCGACGGTGCGCACCTGACCTCGACCGAACCCCCATACTTGATCGCCAGTAGATTGCAGCATCAGGACCCCTGCGAGTACACGGTTGGAATGTCGGTCTGGCGCAGCCAGAGCGTCAGCAGCGCAGTGTCACCTGCGTTCAGGAAGGGGCTCCCTGCGCCTCCCCAGTTCTTTCTACGCAGGTACATGGTGGCCGTAGCCTGGTCCCACTCGCAGGCGATGTAGCCTCGAAAACCACCAGGCGTCACGTCCTGCAGCGCGATGTCGTAACCCTCGAGGACCACCTCTCCACGGCCCACGACCTGACAGCTCCAGTCCTCTGGAAAGGCGTTGGGAGCGGGGTTCCAGACCTGTACCTCGACGTTGCAGGGAGGGGCAGTCACCTCGAAGGTGATGTTCCCGTCCGCGTCCACGACAGACTCGAACTTGGCCTTCCACTCCAGACGGTCACCGCCCAGAGCCTGAATGTCCATCTTGTTGTCGATGATCGGCATCAGGGAGTCTCCACAATGGTCTGGTTGGCGACACACCTACCGCTCTGCAGAAGGTGGATGCAGAAGTACACCTTGTCGTACTCGCCGTCGTCCTCGTCGTACTGGAGCTGGACGGTGCTGCCGCCTTCGCGGCGAAGCTCGATGTGGATCACCCGGTCGGCGTTGTTGTAGTCCCACTTCGCCCAGAGGATGTCGGTGTTCGTCAGGTCGCTGTCCAGCGGACTGTAAGCCATGCAGGCACCGACCACCTCGACCTCTCCCACCCCCGGCAGCGTCAGCTCGTAGAAAACGTTACCACCGCCGTCCACCTCCTCGGAGATGCGACACTGGCGGGGCGTGACCATCATCCCGTCCTCGCCGGTAGGGCTGTCTGGAGCTTCAGGGTTGCGCGAGAACCAGCCCGACAGAACCACGTCGCCGGGTCCTTGGGTCGTGTACCAGTCGCGTGTCCTTACGATGGGCATCAGGTCTTCTCCGTGGTGGTCTTCTTGACGGGCGTCCGACGAAGGATCACTCGCGGGTCCTGCTCCAGACGAGCGCCACCGGGAGCCGCCAAGAACGGAACGCTGCAGTACATCCCTCCATCCGTCCCGTCAGGCGCGCTGCTGTTCTTCTGGATCACCATGACGTTGATGGCCGTAGCGACCTCGCCGACGAACCAAGGCAACGGTCGAGGGACAGAACTCAGACCAGGCCCGTCCTCGCTGGGAGCGAGGGCCTCGATGTCGACGACAGCTTGGTACTGCTGCGTCCACTTGAGCTGGTCACCGGGAAGCGGGTCCTCCCAGGGCTGAAGACCACCAGCGCGCTCACCGTTCTTGTTGATGTACTGGTAGGTCAGCGAGCGAAGGTTCGCCCGCACAGTGGCTCGCGTGAAGCAATTGAGAGAGTTGACCCAGATAAACTCGTTGCTGAATGTGGCTACCGACTCGTCAAGGATCGGCGTGACATTCAGATCTCTCTGGATGCCCCATACCTGCCCCCCAGCCTCATAGCGGGTCACAGACTCGCTGCCGAACGCCTGCGGGAGCTTCAGCGTTGCCTCGTCTGTCGTCGGAGCGGCAAGGGGGTTAATCTGAGGGAGATACCTCGTGGGCGTGGCTACGCACCAACAACTACGGCGCAGCGCGTTCGTCACGCTTACCTGTTCATTGGTAGACCAGCCCTGAACAACACCCTCCTCGAAGAACACCTCCTCGTCAGGGGGGAAAACAGGATCGCCCAGAGTGTAGGTGATAGTGCTTTCAGGAAGGTCCCAATCGAGCGCGACCATGTAGCGCCCACCGGCCTCATCGCTCACGCCCTCCCCGACATCTACTTCCGCAACAAACTGCGCGTTGGAGGTCCCCAGACCTAGCTGCTGGGCAGTCTCGAACGGGTACAGCCCGTCCGAAGGGATCTTGTCGTCGATGGGAGGGTGACCGCTGGTGGACTCCTGAAGAAGAATCTGACGATAGGGAAAAGGAGCCGTCCCACTACCGACAGCGAACACCCCCATGTTGGTGGCGTTGTAAGGCATCCGCTCGACGTTCCACGCGGCAAAGCCCTTGTCAGCCATGCTGGGCACAGAGAGGTCGGGCACCCACGGGAACCCATCGGGCCACGGGTACGGGAACGTCCCCGCCAGGCTGTTGTCTGCCAGCGCGGCAGGCTGAGCCGGGGCGGAAAGGTCGTCCGCCGTAGTAGGCGCTGGAGCACCACCGGAATGCGCGAGCTGAAAGGCCGCGATGACTCTGCCCGCACCGTATGCATGCGGGAAATTCTTATTCGATGAATTGGCCATCGAGGCTCCTCAGTACAGCTCGGCCCACCCCTCTCGGAAAGAGGGGAGGGCCTCAGTGGGACGAGATCACGGAACGACAGGCGGCAGCGTGATGTTGCAGTTCCAGCCCGGCGCGCTGCAGCCCATCTGGGCGTAGAAACCCGTTCGGACCTGCACGCTGTCACTGTCAGCATTTCTCAAAATTCGCATCCCATCGGTCATCAGAATTTTTGGAGCCATACCCAAGGAGTAGAGCTTCCAAGTGTCCATCTGAAGCAGATAGGCGCGTGATACCGGGCAGTTGGGGTCAGCGACAACGCTGACTGCACCGCTCGGTGTGTGGACTCGGACAGCCTCGAAGAAGACGTCCGCAACGTCGCTCGAACGCATCAGGTCGTAGACGACCTTGGAGCCGAGAGACTTGATGAGATCAGCGTAGGTGACCGGGTTGACGAAGCAGATGTCCGGTCGACCGCCCTCACGGAAGAGCAACGCAGAAGCGCTGATGAGCGCTTCCTCGATGGTCATGCCGCTGCCGTTGTATCGGACCCCTGCTAAGCGCGTGGGATCGACCTCACGCTGTACTCCGAATAGCGCTGGGTCACCAGCGACCGGAGCAACGTCAGGAAGCCAGCCGCCCAAGCCGGTGACCTTCGAGCGAGTCGACGTATCGTCGCCCCACTGGAAGAGGAACTCGCCCACGGCCGGAACCAAGGGCGATGGCGGGTTCGCCGGGAAGGAGAAGCCCGGTGCCGCCGGGTCGATGGTGAGGACACCCGTGTCGCGGTTGACGGCGACAATCGCGCCCAAGCCCTTGGCGGTAGCCGGAAGGCCGCCAGGGACGTTGGAGGTGAGTGCCATGCCAACCTCGAAGCGAACCACGTCCGCCGGTTCAGCGAGGGTGATGTCGTACTGAGCCGGTGGAACAGGAGGCGCTGGGTTGAGCGCTCCGATGGTTCCACGATTGCCGAAACCAGTGCCGTACATGCTGCCAGCGAGGTCCTGAGTCACGGCACGAAGGATGCCGTCAATCTCGGAGCTTGCTGCCTGCATGAATGCATTGGCGTCACCGACTGAAGCCTCGAGGACCTCGTTGCCGATGCTGGCAATACCGTAGTTCCGCACGCGGGTCAGAACGAACTCGGTGTAGTTACCGGCCGTCTGAAGACCCAGGGCGTCCTGGAAGTTCTGCGACCGACCTTCCGGCACGCCGAACTGAACGGGGATGGGCAGGTTGCGGCCACCGAACGCCTCGTACTTCGGGATCGCAGCGAGGAATGGATTGTTCTTGTAGACGAGATTTTTGACCCGCAAATCGGTGTAATGCACCTTCAATGCGGCGTCAAAACTCTGCATATTCAATGCGGTCATGACTCAGTTCTCCTGTGAAATCGGGGACATCAGCCGTCCCATGTCAGTAGCCGCGCAGCATCCAGCAGCGAGCTTTCACGATTCAGATTGGGATCTGTAATCGTGGGCCTCTGCGTAGCGTCTGCTGCGTGACGGTTGGTTAGTGTCGTGCCGCTGGGACCAGGCGTGGGAGCCTGCACCGGGAGCACATCGCGAAGCTCGTCGCGCAGCTTTGTCCTGGTGGACTCAGCCGCAGCCAGCTTCTTTACCAAACCAGACAAGTAGGCTTCCACTTCACTGCAAGCCTGCGATTCACTGATCACCTCGCCGGTCGCCTGATGCCGAGTGTTCATCAACTGCCAGACCATGTCGGTCGCTCCCGCTTCTCTCACCAGCGGGAAGTCCTCCGTGGTCTGAACGTACTGCTCGACGCCAGACTTCGCCTCTCTCACCGCAGCGGCCATCTTCGCTTCGTGGGCCTCTTTCTTCTGCGCTTCGAGCTGCTGTCTAAGTTCGGCCATTTCTGACCTAAGCTGCGGCGTAGGGTCGGGTCGGCCCTGCGTCTCCAGTCGCTCCTGCAAGTCATCGCGTGTAACACCCTGCTCGCGCAAGAATCGGAGAGGCTCGCGCTTTGCCATCTCACGCATACGCAGAGCTTCCTGCGTTTCGTAGGTGGCTGCCTTCGCCTGTTCCTGTGCCTGTCGAGCCGCCTTTTCCTGATCGACTAAGGCCCGCAGAGCGGTAGCCGCGTGATCAGAATGGACGTACTGCGGGTCACTGGGTTGAACCTCATCACCTTTGTTATCTTCACTCATGGTTCCTCGTTACACGGGCATGTTGCCTCCCTCTGGCGTCATAGCCAGAGGGTTTGCCCCGGTCGGACCAGCCGCCGGGGGAGCACCAGGGATCATAGCACCTTGCTGGTTGGCCAGGCGCTGCTGGTTGGCCTGCTCCAGGTAGAGGTGCGTCTGCGTCAGGTACTGGCGCAGCATCTGCAGCCGGTCTGACGGTACGTTGTTTTGCTCGGCGGTCTGGATGGCCGCCTGGACCTTGCGCAGCGCCAGCGCGTGGTCCTGATAGGGATGCGGCGGCATGTAGCGCCCGTCATCGAGAATGAACTCGATGTTGCGATCTATCAGCTCGCTTGTAGCCCTATCAAGGGACATCTTGGATTCGAGGTCGGGGAAGTCCAGAAGCTGCTTGGCTTCCTCGGGCGGAATCAGCCCGCCGTTGAGAAGCTCTTGGACCATCGCCAGCCGCCCACTGGGGGTGTGCGGCAGGCTCGAAGCAGGGAACACCTTCAACACGTAGTCGTCGGCCTCCATGTTGATGTCCGAGAAGTCCAAGACCTCGATGGTGTTCTTGTCGCGCTCCAACGTCACGGAGTACGCGTTGTCCTCGGCGTAGATGTCCTGTCCAAGGTTGACGATCTGCTTCGCTGCGGTGGTGAACATCGCCTCGTACTGACGGCTGATGGTCGTGAAGCGCAGCGCTTCGATGTCCTGGTACTCACGGAGCGCCACGCCAGAGTCCAGCCCCGATGGCTTCTGACCCGTACTAGACAGTTGGCTAACTCCGGTGATCTCGAAGGCGCGCTGGTAGAGCCGCTCAAGGTGCTCGAAGATCTCGCGGTTCAGGCTCGGCGGGGTAGCCACGATAGGTGCCTGCCCCGTATAGGGAATGATCGTCCCCATTTCATTATTGAAGAATGATTTACGTACCTTAGAGCCTGCTTCGACGTAGATGCGAGGGGTCGAGATCAGGTGGAACGCCTTCTGGATCTTAAGAAGGAGACGGTTGATCTCCAACTGTATGCCAAGAATGTCCTCTGTTACCCCCTGCCCCCAGTAGCCCAGAAGCCGCTCCGTCCAGCGGACAAAGCAGAAGGGGAAGTACCCTCGCGTCCACTGCTCGTCGAGGAGCGTTCCGTTAGTAATGCAGATCACATGCCGTCCGTCCCCTGAATCCTTGGAGGAGGGCAGGTGCCAGGCTTCGACGACTTCGAGCTGGTCAACCAGCGAGTCTACGCCGTAGTCCTGTGTGTTCGTAGTCCTGTTCGCCTCCCTTATCATCCCCGCTTTGTCGGGGAACATGTCGCACAACACGGCGCGATCGATGAACTTCCGCTGATACAGGTTTCTCGGTTCGCCATAAAATCCGTCCGCCGGATTGACGAAGACTTCCCCAGGGAACACCCGCTCCAGCGTGATGTCCTGCCCGTGCCGGTAGACCTTCAGAACGCCTGTACCCAGCACGGCCGCATCGAGCAGAACTCGCGGCGCAAGGTCGTACATGTGAGCCGCGTAGAACGCGTGGTCCACGAAGCGCTCCATGAGCCTGGCCTTGCGCTTCAGCGACCAGTTACCACCGTGGGTCAGGAATCGTGGCCTCGGCTGGGACCTGGAGAGCCTGCTGACTGCCGTGTCACAACACGCCTTTACCACGTTCATGGTGACCCGATCTTGGGACATGACTTGGTTGTGCGTGTAGGGGGCGAAGCCGTAGAGATCCCGGTTGCCGTACATGCGCACATACCGCATGTAGTCAGCTCGACGAGTGGTGTCGGCAGCAGTGATCTCCTGCACGGCCATTACCACATCGTTGTAGGGCTCTTGTTGAGTCCACCACTGCAGCGCTATGGCTTCGGGATAATCCATTAGTTACCTGCGGAGTAGAATAGCAGATCGTCTGGGTCCTCGGAATCTTCCGCCCCCTCTGGGGCATCCACGCGGACATCGCCCGACATGTCCAGCATGACGTCGCCCAGTTTGAGCTGGACGACGCCAAGCTGTCGCAGCCTGGAGACAAGCAGCACCAGCGAGTCTGCGTCAGGGATCAGGTGGGCTCCACTTGTGCCGCTATCTCGTCCCGCTCCCACCACGGAGTCTCGCTCTCCTCCAGGTCGTAGAACTTCTGATCGAGATTCTTCTCCAGCCGCTTGATCTCGATCTCCTCCATTTCGTCCTCCTGAACCTTGAACCATTCGGCCGACCCCTTTTCTGGCCCTTCCTCGATGTGCTCCATTAGATACTGGTGACAGTACCTCCATGCGTACAGAAGGGCATCGCACACATGATCATCGTAACGACGCTTATCGGGGAGCTTGCGCTGTTCATCCCACTGGAGGATGGAGATCTCTTCGAGAAGATCCCTATTTCTCTCCCGGCTTACCTCGACAATCCCACGCGTAAGGTCACCGTTGAGCAGCTCGATGTACGCTCGTTTCTTCGTCTTTTCCGCTTCAACAAGGGAAAGACCGAATCGCTTACGCGCTTCCTCGACATAGCCCTTGCCGATTCCCCCGGTGTCGACCACGACGACGTCGAGGCCGTATTCTTCCTGGGCTTCGGCGATCAGTTCAGCCACTTCGCTGGGGATAAGACTCGCCTTCTTGAAACTTTCCAAGACAACGCAGCGCCCCTGGCTCTCGGAGTAGGCGAGGATGCAGAAGGCGGATGAGTCGACGTATCCGATGTCGACTCCCATGACCGTGAACCACTCGTCGTCCCCTGGGTCGAACTCCTCGATGACGGGGACATGCTTGTATACGAGGCTGTCGAGATCTTTGATCCAGACGCCTTTGTACTCCCGCAGGTACGTCGGCGTGTCTTCCTTCCATCCGTACTTGTCGCGCCTCTCCGCGAGCCACTCGGCGGCTTTGGGAAGGTGAGGGTTATCCAGTAGAGTCCAGTTATGAACGCTCCAACCACTATCCGGCCTAGTCGCTTCATAGAAGTACCCCGTACAGGTCGCGTTGGGAGTCCCGGTCAGCGTGATAGTTCCGTCATAATCGAGCACTGCAGGCTCGATTATGTCGGCGATCATTTGGGCTAGGAATGGGCGAAAACTCTGCGCCTCATCGATAATCACCAGCGGGTATTTGGGACCGCGAAGGCGCTCGATCTCGCTCTCGTCGTTCGCACCGCAGAGGAAGATCTGACTGCCATTGGGGAGCGTGGCAGTCAGCTCGTTGTGGTTGAAGCGGAGCCCCAGGCCGATGCTGCGGTTGAGGCTCTGGAACACGGGCCAGACGATGCGCTTAGCCTGCTGCCTGGTCAGCGTTATCACCGGCACCAGCGCGTCCGGGTACTGCATCGCTGTCTTCAGCGCCAGCAGGCTTATCCCGTAGCTCTTTCCCGCTCGACGACTGCACACCGCCGCCTTTAGCTTGCTTTCGTCTTCGACGAACTTTCTTTGCGGGCCGAATAGGAGTCTCTCGAACTGTAGCTCCTCCATACGGCGAAGGCGGGTCCCCGCTTCCTGCAACACTCGGCGCGCTTGTTTTGAGTCCATCCTCATATTGGATCCTCACCACCCTGGAGAACGGGACGTAGAACGTCTCGCGGTGGAACGTCTCGAAGCCCACCTCGTCGCCCGTCCTAAAGATTGACACGACCTGCTGCCCCGAGACGAGCTGCTGCAGGCTGGAGCGACCGTTGACCGGCACGTAGGCGTCAAACAGCACCTGAACCACCTTTCTACTTTCCACGCTTCACCTCACCGAAAAGCAGGTACGGGTTGTAGACCCATCCCATCTTGTGCATGTCGAGCTTGCGCCACGCGTCCGTCGAGTGGGTATGAAACCTCGGACGGTCGTCCTCGCTGCTCAGCACACGCTCCATCATCGAGCGCATGATCCGGTGGCCGCGCACCGAGTTCTTCACGTAGACGTAGTGAAGTACGAAGGCCTCATCGAGAAGCTCACAGTGCATCCAGCCCAGGATATGGTCGGGGTCGGACGAGTCACACGCCACCACCACAACCCCTCGAGGGAGGATGCGCTCAAGCACGGAATGGTGCTGGGCGTAGTAGATGTCGTTGGGCACATGCTTGGTCATCGCCCCGCCGTGACGGTAGCTCTTGAGCCAACTGTTGGTGATGAACGGCACGTCCTGATCCTGCGCTTCCCGCAGGTTGATAATCTCTTCAGTCACTGGTCTTCTCCCGCAG